TGTATCTAAACTAATTGGAGTGGATGATACTGTTGTACCTTCTGATGTTGTAGATGGTGTTCTAGATGGTGAATAATATAATCCAGTTCCGTTTGATTGTAGTTTTTGTACTACATCTCTACTCCAAGCAAATGGATCTTCGATACCTTTAATTTCCATTAAGATACCAAAGTTAGTCATATTGTTCCGGAATTCTTCCCCTTTCTTCGCATGGCCATTGTAAGTAACATCTCCATAAGTTTCTTCAACGGCCACATAAGCAGCATTATTGTTAGTACAGAAACTACGAAGAGATACGTTATCGAATTTCTGATAAAGTTTGAAATCATACGATACATCGATTAATTTTTGAAAATATTTTTGTGGTGCCTCAAAACGAACACCAATTTGTACTGATTTAGGTTCATTAGGTAATTGGTAATTATCAGCTAATTTCTGAGCAAAGTCAATACCTGATTTACCTACTGCAAATATTAATTCATCATATTTAAGTGATACATATGCACCAGGTGTATAATAGGTAAGATCATTATATTTGAAATTAATTCTAGTTACTTCAGCATTCCAAATAAAATTAACACCTTTATCAACTAAATATGAATACCATGTTTTAGCGATTTCATGTAGATAGTTTGAACCAATATGCCATACTGGAAATAAACGTAGTCCAAAATATGGTTTAATGAATTCAGGTTCAGCAATAGGATCAGACATGAATATTTCTTCTGGTTTTGGATGAAAACGAGTAAAGTTATCTACTACTTGCTTCATCAATTCCATTGCTTTTTCGTCTCCACAATACTTTGATAACTGACCACCGATTTCAGTATGATAAGTTAATTTACCATCTGACCATCCACCAGCACCTAACATACCAGTCATTACTTCTTCAGGTAAACGATTATGTGGATCATTACCTTTATCAATGATTGTGATTAATTCACCTGGATATCCATTATCCACTAATTTAGTAGCCGCGTTAATTCCAGCTACTCCAGCACCTACGATTATAATTTTTTTGTCCATAATAAATTTTAAATTGCTTTTAAATATAATTAAGAAAGGCCCAATCTTACGATTGGGCCACAGATCCATTTTTTTAATATTAAGTCGAACGGCTATGAATCGTTCTATAAATTATCTTATCTTTACAAATTCACCATTTTTAAGTTCATATACATTTGATGCTGAAGTTGATACTGCTTTAGTCATTACTATAGCTTCATTATTTGGTATTCCGAACATTTCTCTATCAGCACGATATGATGATGTTAAGTATGGTTGATATTCTCCTTCAGGTAAACTAGGTGGGGATTGAACATGTTGTGCTGTTAGCTCATACGTGTTATTTCCTTTAGGTACTAAATCAATCTCACCTTGTAAAATAATATTTACATTATCTTTACTATTTTCACCACCGTAATTAGGACCATAAATTAATTTACGAATTAATTCATCATCTTGTATAGGAGAAATAAATCTAGTTTTATTAGGTAATCCTTGTAGATTATTATCTTGTAAGAATTTAGCTAATGCTTCATTAAATGTTTTAACTTCAGGATGTTCGGCATACATTGTATACCCACTCCATCTAATAAAATCACCAGCTGAAGCACCTTTACCACCTGCTTTCTTATGTGATATGAATACTACTGGTTTTTCTTCTGAGTTTATTAAATTGAAATCTGCTTTAGGAGTACCAAATTGACTTTTAGCTCCTATAATATTATCAAATTTATCACCATTTACAATAGCACTAATAGACTCACCATTATTTTTTTCAATTAATGATTCGATCTTATTATTTAATGATTTTAAATTAGAATCTTCAACTACAGTACCTGAACCAGCTCCTTTACCACCGAAGTCTTTATCTTTTGATAAATCTTGTATTGAATATTCTTCACCTGATTCATCTTCAAAAAATGTAAATGTATTAACATTAGAACCAGCTAATTGTTTTATTTTAGATTCATCAGCATTTTCAAATGCAGTTTGATATTCTGGATCAATAAATGAAAGTGTTTTTGGGCTACCTTGGTTAAGAGTAAAAGGAGATTTCTTAGCAATTTTATCAGCAACGATTTTAAATCTAAACCCACCCCGTTTTTTTAAATCAAAAAATGATAGTGGTCTAAAATTTTCATTAATTATATCTAATTCTTCTAATATTTCGTATAATAGAGCCTTATCTTCAAGATTATTCATATCTGGATATCCTTTAGGGAAACGGAATGAATAATGCTCCAAAAATTTAGTTATAACATTCATTATGCTTCTACAGGTGTTTCTTCAGGAGCTTCTTCAGCTGCTGCTGTTAACTTTTGAGATGGGGTAGCTGATCCTTTATCTGGATTGATAGGACCTATAATTAATAATTCTTGTATTGCTTTAATAGCACGTTGTTCTTCACCTAAATTAGCTAAATTATATTGGGTACCAGATACACGAGCTGTAAATTCAGTACCGTTCCAAATTAAGTGATAGTAATTAAAGTTTTTTAATGTAATCTTAAATGTAGTAGGACGAGGTGCTACCCATTCAATATTTTCTACGAATGCAGTAAAATCTTCAGACATTAACGTAATTAATGTTTCTTGAAGTTTAGGAAATTTCTCCAACAATGGAGAATATTTAAAAGCAGCAGCAGTTGGGGTCTCTAATTTATCGTTATTTCCCGCAATCTTTTGTGCTGCTGCTCTTACTTTATCTGCTAATTCTTTTTTAGTCATTATTATAATTGAGTTGCATCAATTTCTAATTCAACAACTGGCTCTTCAGCAATTGTTTCTTCGGTTTCTAGAACTTCTTCTTTCGGTTCGTCTGCTTTTTTAGCATCTTTTCCACCTTTTTTCTTACCTTTTTTATCAGCTTCTTTACCGCCTGACATTTTTTCTTCAAGTTCCAATCTAGCACCTTCATATTCATTTATTGATTTGTCCATCTCATCCATTACTTTAGTGTATAATTTTTCACCAATGTAATGAGATAAATTAACTTTTTCCATTAATTCTTTTACTTTGTTTGCTTTGGTAGCTTCTTGTTGAATGCGAACCATTTTAGCTTCGTTAGCTGCGATATCACCAGCTTCATCAATTTGAGCAATACGGTGGGAAACGGCTTCAGCGATCATTTTCTTAACCATTAATCGCAATTGTTCTTTCTGTGTCATTATTTTTTTAGTTTTATTTTCCAAGCTAGGTTGAAACCATAGTACTTATTTCCGTCAGCGTCCATAAGCATGTTCATACCATAAATATTGTCTTTCTTTGTTTTCAATGAAATATGAGGACCCGCAAATCCTTGCTGGTTACCTGAATATGCATTAATACCTAAATATACTTGAGTACGTGATGGTTCTTTTACAATCATTGTTTCTTTTACTGTACGTTCTTTAACGTCTGCTACCCATTTACGACCCTGGATTTTATTTTTGTAGATAGTATCAATTATAGCTACTGTACCTAATCCATCAGGTAATACAAGTAAATCTTTATATATATTTTTAGCGAAATAATCTCTTAGAATGGCATTAGTGTCAACAGCAATGTATTTAATTGTTGTATCGTGTAAAATAGTTTCGTGGTAGATATCATCGCCTTTTTTATATTCGGTTTTAGTTTTTACTACTTCGACTGTATCGATTTCGTGTTTTACCACTTCGTATTTTTTACCGTCGATTTTAACAGTTTTAGCGTCAGTATCTTTTGATGGAAACATCTGTTGGAATACAATTATTCCAACTAGTACTAGAATAACAATAATAAAGAAATTTTGTTTAGTAATCATAGACTTAATATTTATAAATTTTGAGTCGTAACTTACCATTTCCTTTAATTAAACGATGGTATTTGTGTTTTGGTATAAATATTGGAGGAACAAACGTAGTAGGAAGTTCATCCTCTAGTTGAATCATCCAATCAGTTTCGCCAATTAAATATATTGTTCTGTGTTCGTTATCTCTATGCCAGAGAAGTTCGATGGGATCTATATTCTCATCGAACTCACGAATAATATATTCTTCTGTTATTTCTAAATCAGTGTATGGAGTTATAGATCCAGACATTTTATATTACCTTTTTTGTCATAACCGAATTGTCCTTTATGAAAATCATACACACTAAATAATCCACTTCTAAATTGTTTAGTTTCTACTACGTTATTATATAATTTGATAAAGAAATCAGCTATTTCTTCGTCTTGTTGTTTTACTTGATCAACAATCTTATTGAAATAATCTTCACTACGTTCAGCACGTTTTATGATATCTAATATACCATCCTCTAAAATTGAATCTAATACATCAAAATCAACTTCAAATTGCTCAGTATCTAAACGTTCCATTACAACATACATTATACTTGGATCGTCTTTATCTAATCCAGTTTTGTATATGATTGGAAATAAATCAGGACGTGATTTAAATTCTTCTACCCATTTTTTAACATACTTAGTTTCACCCACTTTAATTACCTTATTTGGATCTTTAGATGGGTAAACGTTATGTTCAAATCCTTGACCTAATATATCTTTTTTAGTAGTAGATAATTCTTGTAATATGTCTGTTAATTTAATCATATTACCAATATCCTGAAAATGTAGTTTTGAATCCTAATAATTTAGCATATCGAGGTAAACGACATGACCAATATGATGCTTTAGTTCTATCTTTTTTATTTTTGCAATCATGACGAGCAGCAAATGCACGACGTGCTTGTGGATTATTTAATTTAGCACGTAATCCAGTTGTATCACCAAATGATACTTTTTTAATTTTACCACCTGGTTTGCGAACATAAACGTAGAATTTTTTAGATCCACCACGTTTTGGTTTTCCGATTGATACTTTCTTACCTGCTTTTTCTGCTTCAGCTAATAATTCTTCTTCAGATATTGGATAATCTAAAGGTACATTCACACCTTCAAATACATCAATTTCACCTATATTTGATTCTAATAATTCAATATCATCTTCAGATACTGAAATTAATCCATTATTATATAATTCACGTGCTTCACGAAATAATTCAAAATATTTTTTAGATAATGGTCTGAATATATTATGAATTAAAGGTAATCCTTCTTTAATGTGGTGTTTTAATCCTTCAGATAATATAGGTAAATTTTTAATCTCCTTTAATATTAATTTAGGACCGTTACAGCCACAATCTTCATTTAAATCAGCTCCAATATCATTTACATCTTGATATGCATATTTGTTTGAAGGTTCAACTGTAGCTAAAATTACTTGGGGATTTATACCTTTTGCTCTAGCAACCATTAAACGAGTATTACCACCTACTAAATAATATTTATTTGGAGAATATTGGATAATCAACGCGGGAGGTGTTTTTTCAGCGCCTAATATGCTTTGAATATCTTTACCGTAATGGCGCGCCAATTCTATCGCTTCTTCTTCGGAATTAATGTCATATGAGTCAGTATTTTCTAAACGTGACCACATATCATTATTTAATGTAACTTCTTTACCGTTAACGAATGAATTGTATACTACATCAAATGGTAAACCTAAATCTTCAGCTGTACGTTCAATTTCTTCAGTTTCAGCTTTTATGATTGGTTCCCATCCTAATGGATTAATATCTTCTCTAAAACGTACTTTTGCTTTATCTGTATTTGGAACAACACGATCACCTTTGCGATCAGCATTAGCTTTTTTACGAGCAGTAGCAGCACGTTCTGCTTTAGTTAATGAATTTGCTTTAGCACGAGGTAAACAACGGGTTGTTGCTTGTCCTTTTTTCATTGTACCACAAGGACCAGTTATATTACCTGCTGTATCAATACGAACCCAATCTTCTTTTTTAAACCAATCACGAAGTGACTCATTTATATCATATTTTTCAACATTATCATGTCCACATTTATGACAAATGAATGGATCTTTACCTCCATCTTCTAAATTCCATTCCCATCCACAGTTTTCACATTCAACTGTTTCTTCATCTCCCTCCATTAATCCCTTACACACTTTAACAGCACGACCTGATAAGTAAGCAGATGGTACTTCACCTGCTGCTATACGACGATTATAATAAGCTTTACCCTTAGGACAAAGCTTTTTTTCCATTATAACACTTTCAATTATAGATTTTATTTTATTCTGATCCATTTTCTTCTTGTTTTGGTAAGAACCAGTTAGAACACCATTTAGAAGGATCTTTTATCTGATTTCCATCATTATCAATTAATTCAGCAGTACCCATATGTTCTTGGTAGCTTGCATTTGAACACATATGTTTGTCGTCTTGTTTGTAATAAAATTTACATACGTGACATCCAAACCCTATAGGTGAGTACATATAAGGAGGTGATACCTCAGATACTTCACTTAATATATTGATTAATTTAATCATTATTTTCCTCCACGTTTAATCTTGTAGTATATTTGTACTCCTAACCATCCAATAGATAGTATATAAAATACACCAGTAAGTACAGGATTTAACATAGAAAAGAAGCTATTGAATAAAGCAATGAAAGTTGTTGCTACTCCCATAGCATTTAGCTCGTCGGATTGATGCATTTTATTTAAAAGTGTTAAAAATAATATACCCATAAATATTAATTATTTAGTTTAGCACGTGCTTCTTCTACGTCCTTCATTACTTGTTCGCGGATTTTTTGCTTATCTAATGCTTTAACGTGCCAATCTTCAATATCTCCTTGCTCAGTTACGAATCCATTACTGGAATCCATTGAATCTAAAAACGAATCAAATCCATTTACGAATTCATCTAATGCAAAGTTAGCATTATCTTTGACGATTTTATCTTCGTATTCCTGATATTTGCCTTCTATTTTAAGTTGTGTTTCAAATTTAATAACACAGTCTAAACACTGATTATGAATAAAGAACATTTTTTTATCATATTCACCTTTCATTGGTTTAGAACAATTCGGACATAATAATGGAACGAATGAATTAGTTTTAGCACGATCTAATTTAGTAACGCTCATTTTAATGCCGTTCTTTAAAGTCCATTTTCTACCTAATTCTTCCCATACTTCGCCTTCAGATCGATCAATCTGTTTTGCAGTATATCCTACTTGTGTTTGAGTGGCGTCGCCTTGCTTACCCGACAATAGATTACGAATACGTTGTACGTCTCGTTTTTGAAATTCTTTTTTTAATAACGTTTCTCTTGACATATTATAACCCTAATTTTTGTAACTGTTTTATTGTTGATTCTGTAGATGTATGACGAATACCAATACCACCTGCATCTATCCATTGTTGGATGTTATCTTTTCTATCATCAATTAATATAGCATTTGGTTCTGCTAGATCTTTTTTATCTTTTGCTTGTTTAAATATAATAGGAGTATTAGGTATATTTTTATCAACCCAAGCAAGTTTTCCTATACGAGATGATTCTTCTCGCGATGGTGCTGTTAATAATTGAGGATTATATTGTTTAATATAACTCCATAATTGTTTCCCATCAGACATCCAATTTAAGTTAGCCCAAAATTTAGCACCTGCTTTAGTAATTGCACCCCAAAAATCAGTTTTATCATATGTTGAATCAACACCTGGAGTTTGTTTACCTGTTAAATCATTATACCCACGTTCAAAATCAACTAATACACCATCCATATCACAATATAATTTATATTGTTGTTCGGCTTCAGCTAACATAGCAATTTTAGATTTAGCTGAATCTAATGTATCTGTTTGTGGTATTGATTTAATTAATGAAATAATATCTTGATTTAATTGTTCAGCGTCTGCTTTAGATTTAGCTTGTTCTTCTGGTGTTTTAGGTTTGCCTGAAAAATTAGCGGTATCAAAATATAATCGTTTAACTTCAGCTGGATCAAATGTTTTATTAGCATTTTCAGGATCGTTATTAATTAAAATAAAACGATCATTAAATTCTTGACGATATAATTCAATATTTTTATTTGTATCTCTCCAAGTGCGTAATACGATTTGAGGTAATAATGAACGATCACGTTCAGCATTACGTTTTAAGGATGTCATAGGAGAAACATAAAGCATCAACATCATTGTTTCGTATCCTAATGCTTCTAGTTCTGCTTTCTTTTTTAATAGTGGTTTAGATGCAGCACCAGTACCGTCTATAATAACATTATTTAATCCTTCAAGTGCTTTAGCATATTTTTCCTTAGTTGCTTTTTGAGCAGATCCCATTAATTTAGCTGCTTGGGATAATTCCTCAGGACCGAAATCTTTTAGATTAGTACCTAAACCAGATGATTTAAGTAATTCTTCGTATGTATCGTCTACATTTATTACTTGATATTTTTCAACTGGGAGTAATTGTTTTAATGTATAAGTTTTACCTGATCCAGCAGGACCAGCTAAAAATATAGCTTTAGGTTTTCCAGTTATTTCTTGTAGTATGTCAAATAATTTTATCATTATTTTTTAAATGAACGCGTAATGTTTGATTTTGATGAAGTATTTGGTTTTCTTAAATAAACATGATTGTGAGAATCTTTTGTATAACTCCAATCAGGTAAATTCTTTTCGACGTATGCTTTGTATAATTTTTCTCTACCTTGATCTGAGGGACCTGATTTCACAGGTTCATATACTATTTCTACTATTTCAGGATGTTGTGAAATATAATCTTTTAGTATTTTGGTAACAGTAGCCATTACTCTATATTGTTCTCCTCTATTAGTATCTAAAGTAGTAAATTCTTTATTTCCAACTTTATTACCAAATACTACTCCTAAATAATATTCACCATTTGACTTAGATTGAGGAACATCATATTTATCCATCAAACCAGTATAAAGCGATACAATATATGCATTATCTCCTATTTCAAATTCATAGTTTATAGTTGTTTCTTGACCTAATTTACTATGCGATTCACCCGTTTTATTATATGGTACACTTAATGCAGCATCACCAATTTCAGATAATATGTCAAATAATTTTATCATTTTACTATAAACATTTCAGGTCGCATTTGAGCAAAGTTTCTCATTATAATAGCGGCAGCAGCATTAGCTTCATTTTCATGTTGGTGCCCAGTTTTACCAGATTCTGGTGTTAATCTATTTTGTGTATCTTGTTTGAAGTGAACTAATTCATGCGCTAATGTTCTAAATACATCTGCTTGATGACGATTAGCTACACTTAATTCAATACTTTTATTATTTGGATCATATCCACCAAATGAACGTCTTGATTCTGCGGTTGTAGGATCATATGACATTGTTAATGGAGGTAATGATTTTAATTTTAAATACTCTCTGCAATATCCTATAAATTCTTTCAATAATGGGAATTGATTTTCATATAAAGATTCATTTATTGGTTCTTTATTTCCATTATAAACACTACCGTAAGCATCAAAAAACTGTTTTGTAATAATACCAGCAGGTAGGAATTTTTCAATTTGATTTACATTACGAGCTTGAATAGCATCTCTAAAATCAGTAGCTGATGTATTTTCAAAATTACCAGCATCTAATACTTCTACTTTAGGATTACCAGATAATGAAGCAAAACGTGAACTTTCTTCTTTACCAAATACAACTACAAAATCTTGATCAGGATTATTTTTGATTATAGATAATGTGTAGTATACAGGTGAACCTTCAGCAGGTATAACTTTAACTTTAGGACCTAATATATTAGTATATAATTCCCAAACCTTTAATGATTGTTCTAATGATACACCACCACGTTCTTTAGACGAAACAGCAATAACCACCTCAGAAATATCATCTCTATCAACTAGTAATTTAACTACTTGGAAATGACCCTTATGAGGTGGTTTAAATGCGCCTGGATAAATTGCTATCTTCATTAATTAATATACAGTATAATATACTTATAAATATTAATTTTCTGTATTTAGCTTAACTGATGTAGGTAATCGTTCAGTATATGGAGATGCGTTCGGATTTTCTAATTTATATATGTCTTGTATTTTAGTAAACATAGTAAAATTCTTTTCGATATCGTCTACAATTTTAACTTGCCATCCTTTACCTTGCATCTGTCCTTCCTTACCTTCTTTATGTGTTTTAGCTTTTAACCAAATAATACCAGTACGTGTAACGTGTTCAGTATGAGTTTCATTCCAAGCCTGCGCATAAGCTGCAAGTTGTAAGTCGTATGATGTATGTAGTGAATTAGATGTTTTAATGTCTAATAACCACAGTTCCTCGTTGATTCTTACAATCAAATCGGCAGTACCAGCATATTCATACTCGTCTGAAAATAAATGATATTCTGCAGCGATTAATTCTGGTTTTACTGTATTCCAAAAATCAGCAAATCGTAAAATCATTTTCCAAACATCTAATTGATATTTAGCTGTACCATATTCATCTAACCAAACAATTTCTTTACCGTTTAAAAAATCTTCAATTGCATTGTGTACTTGTGTTCCCTCGTTGGCTGCTTTACGCATAATAATATCGCTATTATGTCCAACATCTTTTAACCATGAATGGAAAAAATTATTCTTGGGAAAAAAATTTAAAATAGAAGTAACTGATGGGTAGTATTTTTCGCTACGTCTATAGAAACGGCTATCCAAGATATTTACTTGTTTTGAATTTTCTGTGTATTCAACAATCCTTTTAATTCGTGGATCTTTGATTACATTTGAGTTTTGCTCAATCATGCGATTTTTAGTTTTATACCCATTATTTTTTCAAATGTTAGTGGATATGTGTTTTCAATTATATTTAAGAAATTCTTAAATCCGATTTCATTTGCATCCTTACCGTCCATTTCTACTAAATAAACTTCTTTACCGTAGTTCATTAATGTTTGACAGTGTTGTAATGCTTCACGTTGTGCGTCTTTATCTAAAGCAACGTATACTTTTTCTACATCTGATGTCACTAATCGTTTCATTAGTGCTTCAGAAAGTACTTTACCAAATAATGGAATAACATTTCGTTGTATTGTTAATGCATCAAACATACCTTCAACTAATACTACTGGTGCGTCCCAATTTACAAAATATTCTAATCCAATGATATTCTTATTCTGTACTGATGGATTCTTATACTTACGAGGTGAGTCTTGATCAAATGAACGAGCAATAAAATAATTTAATTGCCCGTCTGAGTCATACGATGGTATGATTACTCGTCCATTATATTCACCTTCAGTACAGAATCCGATATTATATTTTTTAATGTGATTGTCTGTAATGTCTCGTTTATGAAGAAAATGCAATGCTTGTTTAGCATATATTTGATCCATTTTAGATAATGAAGTAACATCAATCAGCGTTTTAAATTCTTTGGGTAGTGCTATTTGATTATAAACAATTTCTTGACGTTTACCAGGTACAACAATAACATCTAGCTGTTCTACTTTAGAACGATCGACTTTCATTGCTTTAAACAATGAATGAATTGTTTTACCTTTAGTATTGCATACCCAACAATGCCACGGATTTTCTTTCTTCTCGTTAGTGACAGTATTGATTTCTAATTTCGGCTTATGGTGATTACAGAATGGGCAGTGAAACGAATGATTGCCTCGTGATGTAGGTTTAGATTTACCTAACACATTTTCCAACAAGTTTATCAAAACTAGATTTTCCATATTATAACAATAATCAGGAAAATTACTATATCAAATCCTTACGGAAAAATTTACCTAATATATTATCGTTGTATGAGTTAATTTCTAGCACGTCGTATTCGAATTGTGCCTTTAATTCAAGATATGTCAAATGTTTTTTGGATTTAGCAATGTATATAATTTCACGACGAAATTTTTCTTTTCCAAATTGTTTGATATCTGCTATTAATTCTTTAGATGAACCATAGTAAGTTTTCCAATCGGACTCACTCTGAATTACTTCGTGAGTTGATTTTCTACCTCGAGTAACGGGTTGTTCTGCGAGTTGTTTTTTAGTCAGCTTATGTTTTTTATTATGGTATAGTGATTTTTTACCAACATAAACTTTATTAGTGTCAATATGGGTGATTTTATAAATAAAACCAAACGTATTTTCAGGAAACTGATCTATCGATTCAATTTGTTTTTTAAATAATAACCAATTAGGAGTCATAACGTATTAGGAAGGTCATGTCTGTTTCTGATGAAATAGGGACAGGCTGACCAAATTTAGCAACCATTAATAATTCATTATTATCATTATACAATCCTAATGTTGTAGCATAAGGTTGGAAATCAGATCCGGTAGCAAAATTCTTTATTTCAGAATAAGCATCGGATCCGGTTTGACGTAATGATGGATTATAAGTTAAATTATATTCGTTTTCTTTAACGTGAGCAGTAATATAGTTTTCATACACTGTATGTTCATTAGTGAATGATAATTTAAAGTTATTTACGTTTATTACTGGCATATGTTAATAAATATTATTATCCGAAGCAAATAGGACCTTCAGTTGCGGTATTACCTCCTGTTAAAATGAATGTACCTACTTGTGCACATTGATCTACTATTGCAAATCCATCAAATATAGTACCTGTTTGTGGTGTTCCATCACAGTAGTTAAAGAAGTAATCTACATTTGAACCTGTATCATTATAGAATGTATATTGGCGACATGTAGTAGCTGAAGTTGGAGTATTAGTTGGAGTATTTGTTGGGGTTGCAGCAAGTGGGGTATTAGTTGGAGTAGCGGTTGGTGTATTAGTTGGAGTATTTGTTGGAGTTGGGGCAGCAGCACAACTAATATTTCTTATAGTTACTGATGAAGTTCCGTATACATTATCGTATACACCTACATAATAATTTCCATTACCTAAATTAGATGCATTTTGTACTCCATTGAATGATGGAGGTGGTGTAGTTGAAATATGGAATATATAATTACCAGACCCACCACTTGCACTTAAGTTAATATATCCAGTTCCAATATATCCTGTACATCCTGATGAAATACTAAGAGATGGGATTAATGGAGTTGAAGTTGGAGAATTGGTAGGTGTGTTAGTTGGAGTATTTGTAAATGTTCCTGTATTGGTAGGTGTATTAGTTGGAGTATTAGTTGGTGTATTTGTTGGGGTTGATGTAGGTGTGTTTGTGAAAGTACCTGTATTGGTAGGTGTATTTGTTGGAGTATTAGTAGGGGTGTTTGTAAATGTTCCTGTATTGGTAGGTGTATTTGTTGGAGTATTAGTAGGGGTGTTTGTAAATGTTCCTGTATTGGTAGGTGTATTTGTTGGAGTATTAGTTGGTGTAGCTGTAGGAGTAGATGTTGGGGTTGATGTTGGAGTTGCTGGAGGTGAACATACAGTCCAAGTAGCTACAACACCTATAGAACTAATTGTAAATGTATTTCCTGAATAAGATATTGTACCATCTTTAAATACTAACCCCCCACCATCAACTAACGTAGTAAGAGCAGCACTTGTATAAAGAGCTTTTCCATTAGTAACTACTGCAGTAAATAAACTTGTTTCTGTACCTGCTACATATACTTGTTTAGGAGTTCCGGATGCAGCACAAGCTGTATTATTATCTGCAAATCCTCCTCCTAAATTAGATCCTATAGTAAATACAGTAAATTGTGGTGTAGAAGTTGGGGTTGATGTTGGAGTATTTGTAAATGTTCCTGTATTTGTAGGAGTATTAGTTGGGGTATTTGTTGGAGTTTGAGTTGGGGTATTAGTTGCTGTATTCGTAGGTGTGTTAGTTGGTGTTGCTGTTGGAGTAGATGTAGCCGTTTCGGTAGCTGTAGGAGTTGCTGTAGGGGTTGCTGTTGGAGTATTAGTAGGAGTTGCTGTTGCAGTTTCTGTTGCTGTAGGAGTATTAGTTGGGGTATTTGTTGCTGTATTAGTTGGAGTATTAGTAGGAGTTGCAGTTGGTGTATCGGTTGGAGTAGATGTTAATGTTTCTGTATTAGTTGGAGTATTAGTTGGAGTTTGAGTTGGGGTATTAGTAGGAGTATTTGTAAATGTTCCTGTATTTGTAGGAGTATTAGTTGGGGTATTTGTTGGAGTTTGAGTTGGGGTATTAGTTGCTGTATTCGTAGGTGTGTTAGTTGGTGTTGCTGTAAATGTACCTGTATTAGTAGGTGTATTTGTTGGAGTTTGAGTTGGGGTATTTGTTGGAGTATTAGTTTTAGTTGCTGTAGGGGTATTTGTTGGTGTATTAGTAGGTGTTGAAGTTGGAGTAGCGAATGGATCTATATTTTTAGTTACTATATTATTACATCCAGGTTTTAAGTTAAGTACACTAAGAGTAGTAGCAGTATCACTAGTTAAAATAGCAATACCACTTAATAGTTGATCTGCCGTAATATTTACAGCATTCCCACCACTTTCTAAAGTAGCGAGTATCATAGAGTCATAATATATATTAAAAGGACCCGATAAATTATTTTCTGTAAGGGTTATTATGAATCTTCTGTTTCCCATTAGCAATTATAAACTGTATTAACGTTACCTGATGAATCAAATGTAACTGAATATGTTAAACCGGTTGATATATCTTTAAGCCATGAGTAATTACCTGGGTCAGATGTATATGTTTTGGTTGTAAGTGCGGAATCATTATAAATAACTAATCCATTTGTAATAGACCAAGTTGAATTTATGTATTTAGTTAATCCAGATGAAACTGAACACGCATCTAAATTAGATGTGGATGTTGGATTTCCTAATTGGATAGTTCTAAATATTGGAGTAGCTGTTGGAGTAGCTGTTAAAGTATTAGTTGGAGTATTAGTTGGAGTATTAGTTGGGGTTTGTGTTGGGGTTGAAGTAGGAGTTGATGTTGCTGTAGGAGTAGCTGCATTTGTTGCTAATGGAGTACTAGTTGGAGTATTTGCTGGTGTTGAGGTTGGTGTACTAGTAGGAGTAGCGGTTGGGGTTTCTGTTACTGTATAATTAAATGATGGATTAGGTATTATATTTACTTTAATTTTACCATCATTACTTGTTAAAATACTGTCAGCACAATTACTTCCAGGTACTGAAGCATCAAATTTGTAATTGGTTAAATACGTACCTACTGCTGTTGTTATTATAGTTACTGTACCATCATTATTATCTGTAAATAATTCATCATCATAATTAAATAATGTTAATGAAGTATAATCGATAGTATTTCCTCTAGCAGCCATCTGGTCTGTTAGATCAATCAATTTAGGAGTATCAGATCCCGTATCAAAGAATGTTACTTCCTTATATTGTGCTAATGGAGGGACAGGAAACATCAATTGATATTCCTGATTTGTAATTGTAGCTAATCCATGAGAATAGAATATATTACCAATATGAACATTAGAGTTCTTATAATCAATTAAGTTACCATTTCCATCATCCTTAACATAATATGCTGATGATGATAATTCAAAGTGATAAGGTAATACTTGTTGTCCGTATATATCTTGGTTTATAGATAATACACGTATTCCTTCCATTGTACCGGTTGGAAAATTTTTAATTAATAAGGGATTATCATTATAATTAAAATATGAGCTAGTTGCTCTAGTTTGAGTCATTGCATCATAATATAATGATGACTCTAAAGAGGCAGTACTTAAACTAGAAGTAAATGATTGATAAAATAAGTGATTAATTTGGGAATACACTAATCGTTCATACTGTCGTTCAGTAACCGAATCGTAATCAATATTAAAAGAACCAGTTACGTTGGTCCCTTTATATATTACTATATTTTGATCACTTTCCGGGTAAGGACAATATTCGAAAACCCAATTTTTATTGGCTACATACGGAACGGATATCACATCCGATCGTTTTAATCTTTTAAATGAAGCCATTTATAATGTTTTTAGTAGTCTAACTTAATTCTAATCAAAGATTCTTTAGTAAAGTCTTTAACTAATGGACGAGATAATTTAGCTACTGCTAATAACTCATTATTATCATTATACATACCCACAGTTGTGACATATGTTTGTGGGTTATCAATTAATGTAGTGTATAATAAACTACCACTATCATTTATAATTGATGGATTTGTTGTATAATTGAATTCGTTGTTTTTAACTCTAGTAAAGAAATAACGTGATGACACGGTTTCTTGTGATTGTAATGTAAATGATGAAGCACCTGATCCAGAAATAGCTTTGTATAATGTTTCAGCATTATCACCAGGTGAACCATTTGATTGGCTAACGTTTAATATGATACCACCATTTGCTGTTGGGGCGGATAATGCTCTTGGATTTAATAAAATAGTTCCTAAATCTGGGAATAATAAACCATAAGAACCAGAAACACCAGCTAATGAAGTAGCAGCTACACCTGCTGAACCTGAAATTAGGTTATAATATCGATTAGATCCAATAAAGTTAGTAACTGAACCACTCACTATACTATCGTCTGTTAGCGATAATACTACAGATCCAGATAATTTTAATGTTAAAGAACCAGGTTTAATTGATTCTTTATAGCGTGAACGAGCAACATTAACTGCTAAGAAGTCTTTAGATACAATACCACCAAAATTGAATGATGAGTTCTCATCATTGTAGATTAAGCTTCTATATTGTCCGTAGTTAATACGAGTAGGAGTAATATCAGCTACTGATGTATTAATATCAGTTGATCCACTTCCTTCTAAGTGACCGTATTGAATAGAAAACTGTAGAGATGATGTAGCTACTGTGTCAAATACGTTTAAGTAATATGAACTAGTTACTACACTAGAAGTAAAGAATGTACTTAGAGTCGCATTATCAGCGGTCCACATTCCTCTTACTACTGTTTCTGAACTGATTACTGAATCATCAGTATTATATCTAACAAATGACATATTATATGTTGTTTACTTTAATTATGTTTACTGGGATTGTAATTCTAGATCCTGAATCTCTACCAATAACTGTTATTGTTGTTGATAATTGAGTATTTGATGTTCCGAATAGAGTATTAATTGTAGTAGCCGTTAAAGTAAATGATGTACCTAATACTGATTTACTTAATTTAGTACCTGTAGTTACATTTGCATCTGGAGTAGTTGTTCCTGCAGATGTAATACCTGTTCCTTCAAATACAGACATTAATCTAATATCGGAAATAGTTGCTGTGTATCCATTAGCTTCAAATGTTGAAGTAGCTCCTAAATAATTTAATGTTTGAGGAGTAATAGTAATTGTAGCACCTTGTTTTAATGATATAGTATTGTAACCTAAAGAAATAACAGGTAACTTAGAAGTACCACGAGGTAAAGTTACTAATTTATAACGCATAATTTGAGCCTCATCAGGGAATGCTTCAAGCATAGGCATTGCTTCAATAGCTTCGCCATAGAAAGCGGATCCAGATGGGTGAGATGGATTATATAAAGTATAATCGATTTCATCATCAGCTAATGCAAATTGAGTAATTTGAAACGAACCATCGTTTCTAGCTAATAATTCGCGTCCTTTTTTAGTTAATATAGCATCTACGGTTACTGTAGTGTTATTTAGAATTGCCATAATTTATTCTGTTATTTTGGTATAAATATATATATTTAAAGGTTTTACTACGATATAATGTAAGGATCTAGTTTTTGTAAGATATTACCGATATCGTCTTTAATTGAGCCAGATAAGTCAGTAGGTATAATATACATTTTATCAGTTTGAGTACCTGGATCTTTAGTGTTATTTATGTAGATAGATGTTTCGTCTGGTTTTTTTCTAAATATAGCAAAGTTTTGTGCATTATTATATAATGATGTATCAACTCCACTATCTAATACTACTTTATAATTTCCCGATATAATCGAACTAGTAGATACAGTATAATATTTACTTCCTGGATTGTTGAAAGCACCAATACGAATTAAATCTTGTGAATAGATTGATGTTAAATCTACTGGTGTAGTATAATCTGATCCATATACTGAAGATGATATAAATGTGCTTTTAAATAGAAATTGGTTAAATGAAGCACTATCAAATATTAAAGTATCATTTGATACGTTTGTTGTTGATAAAGTAAATAATGATGAACTTTGACCAATAGAACCAGTAGTAATATACTTAGTTAATGGAGTTAAACTATCATATATTTCAAATGATGCATTCGGATCAATTGTAAATACTAAGTAATTAGCAGCTAATGCTCCTGCTTGTTGAATATGAAACGCACTCATATCTACCCAATATAACCTAAATCTTACATATGTGCCTTCAGTTAATGAAGATGCTATTGTTGATACTTTTAAATCAAATTTAGATAATGAATTCATATCAGTATCAAACCAAATAGTACTTTCAGTTTGATTATATCTAATAGTAGCTCCATTAGCGGTAAATGGATTACCAACAGGAGTTAAAGTAGTATGAGCAACATGAGTCCATGAAGCGGGATTTGTTGGATCCGTTGAAGATTCAACAACTCCAGAAATTCTAAATACACTAGGTCCTGTATCTGCATCATGGCCAACAATACCAAATCGTATACTACCACTTATTACATAATCTGAAGTACGTGGTACTTTATACATGTAAACATCATTAATAGGAGAAAAAGTATCAGATGATATTTCATTATTATATGAACCAGAACTTCCGGTGGATGAAAATGTTAATAAATCAAATCCGTATACTTTACGATATTCATCTCCTGTTCTATCATTAAAAGTAGTACTAACAGTCCCTAAATTACTTTCCATATTCATAGATGTAGTATCAACTGCTAATCCAGAAACAGCATTATGTAACCAATCTGTTGCTGTTACTGCTGTGGTAGCCATTGCAACTCCAGATTGTAAAGTTCCGTTTTTATACCAAACATAAGGAGCAGATGTTGCATCTGGTACTGATGTAGGTGGTATAGCATCTGCGTTTTCAGTTATATATTCATATCTAAAAGATGATGGAGTAGTTGCTTTAACACCTAAATTTACTTGATAAGTGCCAATAGATGATGTGTATTCAAAATATAAAGTTTCATTTAATTCACGATATAATACAGGATTATATGAGTATCCACTTTGCCATATAGTTTTTTCACCACTAAATGAATTTTTATCTTTTGATGGATCACTTAGTGATATAATCAAATTATCACCAGCCTTAAATGTATTCTGTACTTCGAACCACTTTTTATTTTCTAAGTTTAATTCATTTAAATCGCTATCTTTAGTAACTAAATACTTTAATCTAATATTCGACTTATCACGGAAGTTAATATTTTTAGCACTTACTGATCTAACAGTACCAAACTTAACATTATTACGATCGATAACTGCTGATTTACCAAATGATGTATCACCAGTATAAGTTAATGATGATGTAGTATATGTGTTATATTTTAAACTAGATAATCTAGTACCATCATATCGTGAACGTTTATATCCTAATAATGATTCATTACTATCTTGTAATTCAACTGATGATGTTAATGTACCAACGATTTGCAATAATGAATTATATAAATCTTCTAATTTAGTTCTACTAGTAGATATTCTATTTTCCGATACGTTATTTAAAGTAACATTAAACTCACTATGATTAAATTGATTTATATCAACTGAATGGGATGGAATTAAATATAGATTCGGATTTGATTGTTCAAATACCTCATTGATATTTGCATATGATCCCGAATATTCACCGGTATAGAATGCAGCTTTATTACCCGCTATTTTATCGTAATGATAATCTGCATCTTCTGAAATAATAGGAGCATTATATTCAGCATCATAAACTGTTTCTTCAGTTGCTTTAGGTTGATATGATTTTATTTTATTACGTTCAAGTACAGGTGATTTTATAGTTACACCAGTTAAAGCATTTGTTCTAGCAGGAACAAAATCCTTTAGCATCTTGAATAAGCTATTATCGAAATATTTAACTAATTCGAAAAATCCTTTATAGTCTAATCGATCAGTTATACTTCCAGATACAATAAAATATTCTTGTTTTTGTAAATTTAATGCATCGTATGAGCTAGATTCCATTAATCTAGGATCACCAATATAATCATCTATTGAAAACGTTGGTTTAGAAGTAGCAATTGATGCAGATACTCTAGAGTCCAACGCAGTTTGAGGGCTGAATGATAAATCAATAAAGTGTAAGTCCGTTGATGTAAAATCAGATGATCCGGTAAATGGTTGTTGAACTGAAATGAATGGAGATAATACACTACCTGTTACAGTATTATTTTGTATTGTTATCTTATCATTATCGTATCCTTTCAAACCACCAGTTCTAGTAGAACCACCTAATTCCTTAGGAGCAAATATACTACTAGTAACACCAAATGTTGTTATTAAGTTCTGTAAACCAGCTGCTGTGCCTTTAGTTTTAGTTAGTAAAGGTATATTATGATATATTCTTTTATATAATTCAGCTAGTTGGTCTTTTTTAGGTACGTTATTTAAGTAACTACTAGTTATAGAGAAATCATCAATAAATAATGTACTACCACTATTTAAACCACCAATATAATTATCAAATTCATTATCGCCTTTACTGTTATATAGTTTAACACCTAATGAACGTAAAGCATCGTATACTATATCTTTAGATACACCTTTTTCTAAGTTATTATCTGCGTTATATAATTCATTGATTGAATCAATATAAATCCATATATTATCAAAATAATGACCAATCATATCTATAAAATCATAGTATGGTTGATAATTTATTGGATCGTTTTTAATATAATTTGGTATTACATTATATAAACGGTCTAAATTTTCTTCATCATAATTAGCAGCAGAACTAGTATATGAAACATACCATGTATTAGCTGATGATGTGGATGATAAAGTATATGGTTTTATAATCGATGTTTTAGGCCAAGCGTATGAGCTTGATTCAAAATACATATATGATTCAAACCCATCAAACTTAGTTACTATATCGTCTATCTTTAAACGAATAGATGCTGTTTCCTCATTCTTTAATATAGATGTAGAAGCATTAATAATTGAAATACTTGTATTATAATCTTCAATCTGTTTTATTTTATCATAAAATACTTCTAAACGTTTTTTAGCTGAGCTAAAATGGATGAAATTTTCAAACGAAGTATAATCAATATTTAAATCATATGAACTATCATTCATATAGTTTAAAACTCTATGATATGATGATCCAGTCAGTGATGATACTAATGATGAATAATTTTCGTATTTTGTTCCTACATTTTGTTTGATATCAATATCGATATCAAAGTTAGGTCCTTTTAACTGTGGAGGTAAAGCAGGTATTACTGAAGTATCTAAATTAATATCAAACACATACGGTTCAATAATTTCTTCAGTTATCCATCCGCTTTCCTTTACTTGTATAGTTTCGGATAAAGGAGTATATAATTTTAATAATAATGTTGGTGTTTGTGATTCATTATCGACAGCAGCATTAATTATTAAGAATTGTTGATTTTGTGGTAAGTTAAATAAATAATATTTTGCATCAGTTGATACTTCAATATCTTGAATTAACTTTTCAGATAACGTCTGTAAATCTTCAGACGTTAATGATGTTGAATTTAATCTAATCTCTGTTCTATCTGCCGATATTTCAGAAATAAATAATTCAACTGAATCAGCATTAGAGATATAACGTTTCTGAAAATGGTATTGAGTAGAAAACTCACCAGAAACGTAACCTAAATTTTGTAAATCCTGTACAGGGTCTATTTCAATTATAGGTAATGTATTTTCTACACTTAATCCTGAATTAGAGGGTAATTTAAAACTTTTATAATTGTAATTTGATACTAATAAGTTATTAGAAGTATCATAAACGAATAGTTCAATATAATCATTTTCAAAACCAAAGTATTGGTTTTTTATCTCAGGAGATAATAAATTTAAATCCTCATTATCAATTCTAGATACTCGACTAGTATTGTTAATGTTTCCAATTATTTTGATATTATTCGCCATTATTTCTTAACTGAATCTAATAATGTTTTATTTACGTTTAGCAATTCATTTCTCAATGTAGTAATTTCATCTAATAAAGCTTGAACATCTGTTCCATCATTAAGACTAACTCCTAAGTATTCTGATGTTTGGTTTAAGATAAATCGATGAGATTGTATTTCACCTTCTTTAGGTATTTGATAAAATAAGTCATCATATAGTTGAAAAAAATCATCAATAGTAAAAACCTCATCAACTGTTGCTTTATTATTTAACAACTGTTTAAATCGGTTATCAACTACTTTTTCAAAATTCTTTCTACTAAATGTGGTTTTACCTAAATCGATAAGTTCACTCATTATCTTACTACTTTAAAATAATTATTGTCTTCAAATACTACTGTACTTCCGTTTATTACTGATTTAATCAATATTTGGTAATATCTTTCAGGTTGTAATCCATTCATATATAAATCAAAATAATTACCTGTTGAATCAGCAGATAACTTAGTGTAAGTAGTATCAAAATCTATTACGAACTCTTCAGTTTTAATATCCTTTACAGCATAATATGAAGATGTAGGTAATACTTTATTATTTAAATATAATGAAGACGTCTGGAATGTCCTAGTTGGGTAGCGATCCCTCACGTTTATTTTAAAACGATTAATTGAATCTTCTTGGAATTCACCTTTATTATTAGATAATGATATAGATACTAAGTCTGTAGTAACAGCTGATAATGAACCTGTTGAATAAATGAAATCATTCCATCTGAATTCTAAACATGGAGTGTAGATAGTATGAGTATCTATTGAAAAATATTTAGTTTCAAATATTGATGATGTATTAAACTCTAAGTTAGATGCATGTTTGATTAAAAATCCATCAGTATAATAACTAGAACTAATAGCATTAGTTACTTTTAATTCAATATCTTTAGCTGCTTGATAATCAAATGATTGAGTAGCAACTAAATTACTACCAGTCCAATAAGTACCACCACCTACAGTAGATGAATATGATGAAGTAACACCAGTCGAAGTACCATAAAATATACTTCCACCTTCTAAGTCTCTATACTTCCAGCTAACTCCATTAGACGATGAAGGAACGTTTGCTGCTCTACCACTACCTATACTCCAAGAACCAGAGATAGGGTGGCAATAAATTGTATAATCTAATGGTATTTCAGTAGCGTTTGCTAAATATAATTTCAAATATGCATCATATGTAGCACCATTTACTTTTGATGTTAATACATCAGAAATTTCAGTAGGTGAGAATGCAATAGCAATACGAGATACTTCCCCAGCATCTGCTTGTGATTTATATATACTAAGATCTAATATTTCATCTATACCAGTATTTTTACCAGGATAATATGAATATAGAGAAGCGTCTTTAGTAGGAAATATTTTATATACAGCCATTTTTAATATGTAATTATTCTACCGTTTATATCATTATCAGGGAAACGAATCTCAAACATGCTTGGATCAATCGATGGATATAAAATTCCATTTCTAGTAGCAGCGTGTATATCATATCCGTATGGAGAATAATCTCCACCTTGTTTATTTATTATTTCAATTTTTGAAACCGATCTAACACCAGGTATTTGTAATAAAAGCGCGTTAATCTCGGATAATATAATAGGTTGATTTATTTGCCATGAGTCTACCGCAAAATATGTTTTAAGCGAAGATATGCATGTAGATAATAACTCCTTATTATTATAGCTCGGATCAGAATTTATTTCAAAATTAACTCCTATATTAATATAGAACGCATTTTTAATATTAATAGCATCTGTAACCATACGATATTCATTAAGGTATGTTTTAAGATTTGATTTTAATGTGTTATTTGCGTTAGTTAATTTTTTATTTGAATCATATCCAAGTATATATAAATCTAAACTTAATGGATTTTCACTTAATAAATTGCCTGTAGAATTAAATGTTTCCTGTGTTATATATGCTTTAGCAATTGCACCATATTTTGATGGTAAACTTAATGTTCTAACAATATAATCTTCTTTAGTTACAGCGCGATTTTGTGAAGTATATGCGTTTAATGTATTTAAACGTATTTCTTCTACACTATCGCCACTTCTACCACCAACTGCGGGAGTTGGGTTATTTACTAATAAGTTTGATGTAATTAAAGTTTTAATATTTGTATCTGATGGACTATATTTAAACCAATTAGCTGCATTAGATGTATCAATTGTTGTAATTGAATTAACAGGTAAGTTAGCTTCAACACCACCACCAACTAAATACTTAACATAAAGATTTGAAGATGGTGCTATACCATAATTTTTAGTATAAAAAACAGACGCTTTATTATAGTCATCTATTCTATCAGATACACTAGGTACTAATCCCAACTGAATATTATCAGGAGTAGGTATAATCTGAATATCTGTTTGGTTTGAAATACCAGATCCAAATTGTAATTCGATAGATCCAGTATTATGAATTCTAGTAACAAAACGTTTAGGAACGCGTTGTAAGTTAATTAAATAATTAATACCATCACTTCCTGAAGTAGGATTAGCAGTTGGAGTAAATATAGTTTCTTGTGCTAAATAAGGTACTTCATACCATCTGTTTCCGTCAGAACCTGTAACTTCTAATATTTGTAATATATTAGAATTATTAATCGTTGCTGAATTAAACTTTGTTGGTGAGGAAAAAGCAAGTGTTGTTTCTTTAATTTCTGCTGATATTGCTGATACGGATTTTTTAATTAAAAAATAATCACTGTTATAATATGTTATTTCAGCAGATGATGTTTGAGAAAAATCAACATCGTCAGTAGTAATAAACTTAGTAAAATTAGTATTACTTGTTAATGTTGTATTAGCTGGGATGATTAATGAATATTCTAAATTAGGTAAACCAGCAACAGCAGGAATTAATTGGTATAAATCAACTGTCGTAGTTGCAGCATATGATGCTTTAGGGCGGTAACCAAATGAGTAAGCTAAGTTGTATAAACTTTCTTTTTCCTTAGCTAAGTTCAAGAAATTTTCTTGTATTTGAGTATCAACATAAAATGATGAAACATCACCTACATATGATGCCATTTCAATAAACATATTTCCAGGAGATGATTCTGAAAAATCATTATATGTGTCTGGGAAGTATGTTTTAGCAAATTCCTGTAGGGATGTTTTAAAATCACTAAATGATTTATTTACATATTTTATATTTTTATCCTCAGTTATCATTTTAATGTAGAAAAGTCTATTATAATTTTATCTTTATTCCCAGAAATTTTTAATTGGTATTCAACCATAACATATAATGTATTATGATCAGTATCTGGGGTTACTTCAATATTAGTTAATATAACTTCAGGAACATAGATATTAACATTATTTATTATTTGATCTTGTATTTTTGTAATCAATTCATTATTTATAGGTTCAAATAATAATCTAGGTAAATCAGCACCAAATTCTGGATTCAGTATTCGTTCTCCTTTATATGTTAATAATAGATTAATTAAATTTGATTTAACTTGATCTTGAGTTGAATATGTTTTATTAAATACACCACCTCCATTAAATGGAAGACTTATTCCTACAGCTCGGTTTTTATCTAGATCTCTAGGATCTATTCTAGTTACTACAGGAATTGGCATAATTACTCGTTATATTGTCTCATTGCAGCTACATCTTGAGGAGTCATATTAGCAGCAGTTTCAGCTATAATGTCTAAGTATGGATTTCCTGTGGATACAGCTTGAGGTTTTGAATATTGTGATTGAACTGGAGGTGTTAAACCCATAGATGCGGCTAAATTTTGTCTATACGCCATCATATCAACATCCTGAGTTGTAAAGCTCATAGTTCTGTTCTCTTTTATGGGAGTAGGTTGAACCTGTGATAATTCTTCTCTTAGAACTTCACGAACAGCTTCTTTAATAAGTTTTTTAAATACGTCTACTTTCATGATTATAAATATTAAGCTACGAGACCCTTTTGGTCTATTATTAATTTTAATTCTTCAACTAATACATCAGGATCTAAAGTAAATGAGAATGAACTTCTTACAGCTTCATTACCATCTCTATTTATAGCGACAGCATAACGTCGTTTATTTCCTTGTATTACGTTTCTAGTTAAAGGATTTATTTCTTCTTTAACAAAAAATTGAAATCCTTTATAATCATATCCACTTAAATACCCTAAACCCTCATTAGATATTGATTTTATTAATTGCGGAACTTGTTCAAGTGTTCCTTGCAATATTCTACCTAATTCAGCTAATCTTGCTTTATGTTCAGCTAAATTTTCTTGTAATTTATTAACTAATAATAAAGCAACTTGAATTAATGGATTGATTTTATTTAATATATTTTGTATTTTTAACAATATTTTATTTACTGGTGAAGTAAAAGGGAATAATGATAATATTTCTATTATAGCTGTTAATATTGTAGTTAATATATTTAATATTTCTAATATTTTTTCTATTGTATCTAATAAACGTTCGTTAGTTAAAATTATATTTAAAGCAGTACCTCGCTTTAATTTAGCAGTATCAAAATCCGTTTGAGTTTTAACATTAAATATAATATCATTAGTTTCATCAACTAATTTTTCAATTTTTGTATTATTAATAGCTACATTTTCTAAAATAATAGTAGTAATAAAAGCAATAGCTTCTACTATATCATCGAATGATGGTTTGCGTTTTGCTTTGTTCTTTGCATCATAGATAAATTCTTTTGCTTTTTCTTTTATATTATCTTTTTTTAATTTAGCAACTTGAACATCTTCTTCAGGAAGATCAGAAATTAAATCTTGTTGTTTTTGAATTTCTAATATTTGATCTTCATATGTTTGAATTTGATCGTTAATACTATTTTCTAAATTTGTAACTAATGTATCTCGTTCTTCATCTTTGATATATGGGCTATTACGAATTTGATTGAGTAGAAATGGTTTTGTTAATTTCAACTCATCAATTTTCATTTCAAGAGTTTGTTGCTCTACTTCAAGTTCAAGAATACGTACAGTTTTAGCATATTGGGCTTTTAATTTTTTACCTAATCCAAGTTTATTTTTACTTTTAGCTATAAGATTATTATCTTTACTAACTAATCCTTGAACTTCTTTAGATTTTTCTGCCATTATTTAGATACAAATACAGTTTCAGAATATATATCATTTAATTTACCACGCAATGTATTTAATTTACCAAATAAAGTAGCAGCATGTACATTATAAGTATATGGTGATCTAGCATGTCTGATATCAGAAGCAAATCCATTTAATGCTTCTAATAATTTAGAAAGTAGATCTACTGTTTTTGCTCCTAATAATACAGGTTCTGTTGGTGTTTTACCTGTTGATTTTACACCTAAATAAATTTTAGGGCTATTTAATAATATACTACTATTAGAATTTAAATGAATTATTTGACTAGCACTTAATTCTATATTAGTACCCGAATAAAGCATAATTTCATCTTTTCTAGAATTTAATGTGATTCTATTAGATGATATTATTATTTGGCTATTCGAATATTTATTTGGATTTAATGGAGAAGTTAATGGATTTGAATCAATTAACCGTGAGACTTCTAATGGGATTATTTGTGTTGAAGTAAGATAAATAGATGAATCATCTTTATTTATATCTTCTATATAAGGTGTAACTGAATTTTTGGGGAAATTATATCCATTAACTAATAATGTAATAGGATCACCATTGTTTCCAACTTTAGACCAAAAATTTTCGGTTTCGTTAAATTTTAAAGTACCACTTAAGCGTAAACCTTGCCCCCATCTTCCATATAATATATGATCTCCTTCAAATGGTAGTAAAGAATTAATTGTTTCTTTTTCTTCAATACTTTCTCCTAACTTAATGGAGTTGTTTTCTTTAACATTAAAAACAGCCTGAGAATTATGGTTTGTATTATTAAATAAATTAATAGAACTTAAATAATATATCTGTTTTTGATCAGTCACATCAGAAGAATTACTTGAAGGTAAATCTACTAATAATACTAATTCTTCAATTAATGGAATATATGAATTAAATGGAAATAAGGGTTTTGCAAAATTTAATTTCTTTAACGACTCATCGTTAATATCTGAAGGGACTGGTTTATTTGGAGAAACATAATATACATTTCCTATATTACTCCAATCTCCGTAAAATCCAGGTGAATTTTTATCTATAACAACATGGTATACCCTTCCAACTATAGAAGATTGAGTATTACTCCCTCCTACAGAACTTAAAGAGTTAAATAAAACACCTTGATTATTCCTTACTATTGTTGCCATCTACATTTACCGGTTTTTCTACTTCGTTGCTTATTTTCTGTACTTCTCCTCTTAGTTGTTCTAATTCAGCTTCACTTAAAAAATCACTATCACCATTACCACCAGAATTAGCCATAGCACGTTGTACAATACCAGCCATTTTAATTAATGAATCATCATTCTTAACAGAAACGTCAAGATATTCTTTAATTAATGGAACAACCATTAAAGCCGATTGAGTATCGGCTACAAACGGTTTAAGTCCCGAGATAAGATCTTTAATTTGTTTTTCTTTTTCTCGGGAATTATCGTAAATGTTTTTTAAAAGATCGGAAAATGATTTATTTCCAAATATTTTTTGATCAAAATCCATAATATTTATTTATTATAAATATATTTTCTTAGATTTTTACAAAACCTGTTTCGTAGTATTCGTTATATAAACGATAATATATCTTTTTTAGTACTTTAATTACTTTAGTTATTTGAAAAGTATCAACGTCTATCATTTCACGAATATAAATGTAGATAGCTTTTTTATTAAATATTTCTAAATTTTCGCGTTTACGGAATAATTCTAAAATTACGTCTGCTGTTTTTTGATCTTGAATCCTAGAAAATATTTTTTCAAGATTAACATCCATATAACGAACAAAATAATCTATAAAGTCATTTAAATCAGCATCGTTATTAGCTTCACGAACTAAGTCTTCAACAATAATTTTATCTTCATCTACTTCTTCTAATTCGCCTTTACCCTTAATTTTTTTATAATTTTTTTCATTATAAATAATTAAATAACGCTTAGCAATAGTACCAAAATAAGAATATGCTTTACCTTTAGACTGATCATATAAATGAAGTTTTTCAAGTAAAAAAGCAACTACTTCATGTTTTAACTCATTAATAGTATCAACATCCGTATAATAGAACTTAAATGTATGAATAATATTTTCTGCTAATTTATGAAAAGCATAGTCAATACGTTGATCAAATATATGATTACGTTCGTCTTGATCTTTAGACGCTAAATATTCTATAATTGCTTCTTCAGTATCTGAAGTAAAATATAGAATTGATTTCTTAGGCTTACGTTTACGTATAGTACCTTTCTTGGTAAGAAGTACCTCTTCTTCTGGAGGGGATATTAAATCCATATTAATTATTTCGTGTTTTAAAAGAATTCAATTGAGTTTGAATTTCTTGTAATGTCTCAAAGAAAAAACCAATATCATCGTCTGCTTTAAAAGCTTGTGCTACTTCAGACTCCCCAATTTTTTTATTCGACAATTCAATAAGTTCAGAAATATTAGTAATATATTGGTCTTGTTCATCAACCAATTTTTCTAAACGTTCTGTTTTTTTAAGTAAATTATATATTATATATCCTAACGTAAGGACAAATAAACTTAATACTGTAAATAGTAATATAGTTTCCATATTAATCGTTAAAGAAATTACTTACAATATCTTTTAAACCCGATTGAGGTAATGCGTCTACATTAATTTGTGGTTTCTTATTGTAAGTTTGTGTTGTTGCGGGTTTAGGTGCAGTAACTGGTGTTCCGTTTAATTTATCTAACCATTCACGTTCAAATTCAATACGAGCAGCTAATAAATCAGCCTGATGGATAATAAACGGTAATGATGTACGTAATTTAGTTTCTGGAGACCATGACATTAAATATGATTTATTAGAATCATCATATAAACCATCATGTAATTTGATTGCTAAATACTCATTTTTAGAAACTTCAACACCGATTTGTGATAATAACCATAAACCTCGGTCTGGAACTGTCATATAATCCATCTGAGTGTTGAAAGTATAAATTTCACCTCGATTTTTCACATGCCATTCAGACGGATTCGGTAATACAGCTTCATATTCCAATGTTCCAAACTTTCCCAAATCATGATTAAGCGCGGAGAAAACAACTTCCTCACGTGTGAACACTGGTTTGACGCCGTATTTTGTCCAAACCTCAAAAATATCTAAAGATGCATTTACAACACGGTTAACATGTTCAACATATCCTCCAGGAAAACAATTATGATATTGTGGTTTGTGCGATGCAGGTAATAGAATAAAACGTTCTTCGTACTTTTCATAGAATTGTAATAATTTAGTACCACGTTCGCCCTTAATTTCAGATTTAATAAAATCCAAAAAAGTATTCCAATTATCTAATAATTGTTGTTCATTCAACATAACCTATTTATTTTAAAGTTTAAACGTATGATGAAAACTCATCATGTTCGATTGAAATTAATGATTGAACTTCTTCAATCTTTTCTTTTAAATCTTGAATTGTTTGTAAAATCGAATCTTGTGATTCTAATCTTGAAACTTGAAAATCCAATGTACGAGCAATGTTCGTCAATTGGTTAATTCTATCCAAAGCTTGGTCTTTATACCTCATTTTTAATACGTATATACGCGTTTATGTGATGTTTGGTAACGTTTGCAAACGTTTGAACGTTCTTTTTCTCATTCGTTCTAAACGTTTGGTTCAAAACACCAAACATTTAAATATACGTGAGAAATTTCCATTGCCAAACTATTTTTTTCTTTTCTTTTTAGACTCTTTAATCATTTCCTTTAAATCAATAGCGCGGAATGGAAATGAAAAATATTTATTTTTTTCCGCATCTTTTAAAATATCATCCTCTTGTGGATCGTCAGTAATAAAAAATGTAAATTCGGCTTTACCGGGTAAAGCATCGAGTAAATCGGTTGAAGAAATTTCACGATCCAAACCATTATCTTTAAATAAAGTATTTACTCCGTTTACAAAAGCTGCTTTATTAGCATCTTTAAATAGATATGTTGCCATATAAAATTTTATTTTGTTTTATAATAAATATATATATTTGGGATCTACGTGAGATCCTCGTTAGGTATGCCCAAAACTTCAAAAATCACGTCACGCGCAACCATAAAATTTACCGCAAATCCCTCGCGATTATTCTCCACTCTATATTCATTCAAACGGTCATGAATTTCTTGTTCTGCCGCGTATGGATTTTGGGTAAACCAAAAATCACGAATTTGCCACGGTGTAATCACACCCGTAGCAGAGTTTATTTCATTCACACGATCAGCAACCGAACGCTCAGTAAACCCAATTTTGAATATTCCAGGCACCGAAGTGTTTTGTAGAACGTAAATATGGCCTGTTGAATGTGGGGAGGTTTTATGACCAAATTTCTTTTTAAAATAGCGCACTTTCCATGCATTTTGTCCGTCATCAACAAAGTCGTATGCTCGAGCTGAACGAACGTTATCTCGCACTTGTTGAGCGTTCATCTCATAAAATTCGGATGTGTCCTTACCTGTTAAATTTTCCATTATATGTTTATTTATTTTTCATAACCTGGGAATGTGGTAAGGACAGTTTGAGGTTCCAAAGATCGTATATACGCTTGTATTTCCAAAAAATTTTGTAGAGGTTAAAATTTCGGATCTTGCGGTTTTATCCCAAAAGGGTTATTTTGGAATTTGATCCCTAAAATTTCTCTATTATATTTAGACTGTTGAAACGTTATTTGACTTATTGGTTATATTTGTATATACGAGGGGTTGGGTGTAAAAGTGTATACGTGTTGAGAGTGCGCATGGTTAAGACACGGCCCCACCCACCCCGCATAGGGACCGCGGTTAACGTGGGAGCAACCCGCACACGAACCGCGATCGACCCGCTATCGACCGTATCTTTTAAAATTTTTTTAACACGCGCATCCTTTTTGTGATACGCGCACTTTTTTGTTATACACGTAAACTACCTAACCTTTGTGTAATACGTCACATTCCCAGCATCATCCATATGATAGGCGTGAACATGTGACTCAATTTGGTATTTTGCAATACGGTGTATATTACTGAATTGAATTGGACGATATGAACGGTGTTTTGGGTTAGTTAATTTAGTCATGTGTAGTGGGTTAAATGGTTGAACTTAGGTGGATTGAATTGGTAATGGCTTATTCAGCCACTACCTTTGTCTTAACCTTTGCTTTCGCTTTAACCGGCACTTCAACCACTACCATTTTAGGACGTCCTAATTTCAATGTTCCACTTGCACGACGTGCTTCTAAATCAGCGATTCGCTTTGCACGAGCGCTTTCTGGATTAACTGGACGACCACGCTTAATATCTACACCTGATAATTTCTTAGCTAATTGCATTTCTTTCTTTAATGCATTAGCAGAACCTGGAACTGATGGACGACCACGCTTAATTAAACCTGCTTCACGCTTTGCTTGGATCTCAGCTAAACGGATTTGACGAGCTGAATTCATATTTACTGGACGACCTAATTGTGCTGATTTGTTTTCTTGATTTTTCATAATGAATGTTTGTTTGTTTATTTGTTATTACGTTTTATTATGATGTAAATGTAATCTGGAAATCTGTCGGACCCTACTCTTTTGAACTTACGAACCCGAACATTGCTATTAGGAATCCAAACACTAGGACCACTACGTAATCCATATCATTAGTGAATACCATTCCGTAGCATGCGATCATCACTAACATTGTACCTAGTATAGCTAGGATTGCTGCTCCGTTTTTCTTAGTTTGAGCTTGCTTACGTGCGATTTCTTGGATTTGAGCTTGTGTCATGTTTTTATTATTTTGTTAGTTAATTATTTATTACAGGGTAAATATAATCTGGAAATTGACACTATAACATGTTTTCAACATTTACTTCATGTTGGTATATCACGTCATCATTATTTACTTTCCATAAGTTACCCTCATTATCTAATACGTGAACTGTAACTCGGTTTACTTTTTGGATTACGCCTGTACTTTTCTCATATCCCCATCCTATATTCTGTACTGGTGCTTCATACATGAATGTAATATGTTGTCCAACTGTGAATTCTGGTTTCTTAACTGCCGCTTTTTTGATGATTTGAGTTTTCATGTTCGTTTGTTTTTATGTACAGGGTAAAGTTAATCAGGACACACGCGCCTATCTAATCATAATAGGCGCTTTTTTAACTCTGCGTTTCGTGTGTTTCTTAACTGTCTTCATTTTGTAATACACTACATTGTTGATTGTAATGAATTCTTCATGACGCGCTGTACAGTAATCAAAGCGAATATAAGTGTCTCCGTTGAAGTGTTTAACCGGTACTACTGATGGGTTGATGTTCTTGATTCCTGGGTTGTGAATTGTTGCTGACATGTTTGTTTGTTTTAGTTAATTATTTATTACATGGTAATGATAATCTGGAAATTATTCAACTTCAACCTCTTCAACATCCCAATAATACCATTTATACTGGAATCCAAAACTATCTTTATATTTAACTTCCATTTCAGCTATATAGTTATTTGCTTTTTCTAATGTAGTGAATATTTTCTCTAGATCGGTACTATTACTCTCACCACTACAATGTTCCTTATTTACTACGTATACTTTCATGTTTATTTATTATTTATTACATCGTAAATGTAACCTTGAATTTCTATCCTTCCAACGCGTCAATTTCTGCCTCTAATTTGGCGATTTGTTTCTTGGTTGACTCAACCATTAATGTCCAGCCTTTGGCTTGGAACTTTTCTAGGCGCTCAATCGCATCCTCTAATTGTTTTAATTTTAATTCGAATTTTAAATCGTTACTCATATTGTTAATTATTTATTACATGGTAATGGTAATTAAGAGAGAGGCATTTCCATACCTCCCTCTTTTTATTTATTTTTCTATAAACCACATTAATATATCTTCTCCTCTCAATTCAAAATTCATCTCTACATCCCACTCATCATTTACTATATTTCCATTTCTTAATCTATTTTTTAAATCAATCCAACCATCTACAAATTCATCATCATAATTTTCTCTATCACTATACTCAATATCTAACCATAATTCTTCAATTCTCTTACCAACTTCATACTCATTATCATTTCCACATCCAAACCATTCAATTAATACATTTTCCATTTTTTCCATTTTTATATTATTTATATTATTTAATTATTTATATATTAAATATAATAAAGAAATATATATAATTAAAATAGAACAAAGATGGGAGCCACGGGCTCCCTCTTATGCATCTGTAATAATTAACTAATAAACAATATTGTGGTTAGGACAGGATTCGAACCTGTATGAGAGATAACCATTCCTTTATTCCCTCTATCTGTTAATTAGCGTCTACCATTCCGCCACCTAACCGGGTACTCTTATTTTACCTTAACGAATCGACCGTTACGGATATCACGTTTGTGACGACGACCGAACTTGTCTACTGCTGTTTCGTAATACATGTTTGCGTATACTTTATACACGTAATAACCTGCTACTGTCAATAGTGCTGCTGCACCTAAAATTTGAAATAATTCCATATGTTTGTTTTGTTTTTTTACTCTGTAAATGTAATTAAGACATTTTTGTTTTCCCAGCACAAAAAATTGTATAAAAAAAACATGATTAGACGTTTATTTAATCATCACCACCACCATTTAGACGGTCGTTGAACCATTTAATCGCCATTTAGACGGTTGTCTAATCGTTTCACAACAAAAAAATGACACAAAATTGGACTGTTCTACTAAGAAAGCGTCTCCTTACATGTGAACCCACCACCTTTGTGTGGGCTATTCTACTAATTTTAAAGTATATACAAAGTATTTATAAAAATGGTAGGAGGGGTGGGGAGAAAAATTGGAACACAACCCTTTACCACACCACCGTCATCTCCATTCATTCCACATACCATTACACATTTATATAATTACACGAACGTCTAATTACACATCCGTCTAACCACATTCCATACTAACAAAAAAATATTCCACATCTACATAACACAAATATATGCGAAAAAAACGTGGGATCTACGTGGATTCTACACGAAAAAAACATGATCACTACTATACGCGCGGCGCCTTACTTGCCGTACCATACATGTGATCATACAC